CTCTATGAAGAAGAAACAGACTGTACGATTACCGATGTATCGTGTGTACAACATCCTATCTATCCGTTTCTAGGCGCCTCTCCTGATGGAATTCTATTTCCGAACGATCGTTCCATCTCGAATCAACATCGAATCGGACGACTGATTGAATTCAAATGTCCTATTTCGCGACCTGAATCAGTTGGAATTCCAGAAGGATATGTACATCAAATGCAGTTGCAAATGGAATGTACAGGCATCGATGAATGCGAATATGTTGAGTTTCGTTTCAAACAAGTATTCTCCTCTGAATGGGTTCGATCTTCGAATACAAAAGGAGTCTTTGCAGTCTTTGATTCTGGACGTGTCAACTATAAACCGATGTCAATGGATCTCGCTGAATGGCAAACGCAAATGAATACAGAGGATGAACCTCAATTCATTTATTGGATCATTCTATCCACTAAAAAGGCATTCTTACCTAAAGATCCTCAATGGTTATCCTCTCATCTAGATGAATTGAAATCAACCTGGAATGAAGTACTTCTACATCGCGCAGCAGGAACCCTGCCTTCAACTACGATTACCTCTAAAGTGGTTACACTTGACATTTGATCACGCCTGGAAAGTAATAGCCTTCGATGTGTATAACGTTCATAGCTTCAGGAAACCATCGATCAGGCATGACAATTTTTCGATTTGGATTGAGGTAAGCTCCCCACCATGAAAAACTAGAGTTTGCGCAAATCCCACCTGCACACTGACTCATTAAGTACAATGTATCGAGTTCAGGTTGAAGCACGAGTGTATACTGTAATCCATTCAAAAATGGACGTTTGAGTGCATAGTCTACATCGTTAGTGACTACGAAGAAATGTGCATCGGGAAACAATGCAATTGCGCGTTCGTAATATGCATCTAAGTGAAGATCATGATAACGATTCTCTACGTAATCCCCTCCTCGAATGTGTAAGAAAATCCCTTCCTGAATACCTGTGTATCGAGTGAGTACATCCGTTGGAAGCGAAAGTCGGTTGACAAACTCTGGATCCACATACTTCCAGTTTTGAAAGTACCCATGTAGTTCTGGAGATTGAATGAATCGTAGATGCGAAGTCCAGTCGTGATAGATGTAACTAGGTTCAATGATACGTTGTTGAAACTGAATGGGAAAGTGAATGTATAAATGTCGAAAGTGTTTGAAGATTGTACTGAAATAATCGGTGGACGAATGAGGCGAAGGGTTCTCGAGAGTTCGGAGATACGCTTTTCGTTTAGTTATTCGGGCAATATGGACTAATGCAGCGAGTTGAAACAATTGATTACCAAGTCCACCTGCCAGCGGTATAGTCAAGGTTGACATTTGAGTATTTGTTCACTATTATTTAAATACCTGTAACTCTCAACCACAATGAGCGTTACCTTTGTTACTGCTTTCTTAGATTTACATGAATCAAGACCCACTGACCGATCGACTCAACGTCGTATTGAATTCTTTCAGAAACTAGCTGCAACAGGAGTTCGACTCCATGTGTTTGTAAGCCCAGAACACGCAGACTTACTCGGTCCCTTCAATGGAATCAAAGAAGTCCTTTCTCTTGAAGACTTAGAACTATATTCGATCTCTCCATCAGGTCTTCCTGAAACTCGCAATCACGACCACGATACTCGTAACTTTCTCATTCTAATGAACTCAAAAATAGAATGTGTACAACGAGCTATTCGATCTGGGCACTCTACAACTCAACACTACGCGTGGATTGATTTCAATATCTTTCATATCTTTCAAGGTGTTGAAGACGAAGCAACTCGACAGATTCAAAGTCTCTCTCAACGGTTTTATCCAGAAACCTGTCTGTATTTTCCAGGTTGCTGGGGAAAGTCTGTGTTCTGGGAATCGGTGAATTGGCGTTTCTGTGGTGGGTTTTTCATAGGGGATATTGAATCCTTGAATGCACTCTATTCGCTCTACGTAAGGGAGTATCCTCGTATTCCTCATCTTTCATGGGAAGTCAATGTATGGGCTCATTTCGAAACGTTAGGATGGTGTCCGACCTGGTATTCAGCCGATCATAATCTTCGCATTCTAGACGTTCCATCGTTTCCGATTGTAGCGAGTTTAACTACGATTCCACCACGTGAACAAGAATGTCGTGCAGCGATTGATTCACTTCTTCATCAAGTGGATCATATCTATCTTGCAATTTCACTACACTATCGTCGATTCGGTGACTACAGTCCACCCGCATACTTGCAAGAAGAACCCTATGCCTCAAAGGTGACCGTATGTCGAAGTGAAGATTTCGGACCTGCGAGTAAATACATTGGCACAACTCCGCCTGACCATACATGGGTATTCGTATGCGATGATGATCAAGAATATGCAGCTAACTTGATTGAACGAATGCGGAAGTCTGTTCAGACAGTCGGAGTCTATCAGAATCACTATCGATCCATTCAAGAAAAGACCTCTGGAGGAATGGTGCATGGATACGTAGGAAATCTAGTACATTCTTCTATTCTAACAGGTCTTCGATCGTTTCCTCTTCCTGAATGCGCACGCTTTGTAGATGATCAATGGGTATCGATGTATTGTAAACTCCATTCCATTCCGATCATGCCTACTGAAGTTGAGTTCTATTCAGAGATCTTTAAGGTGACTGAACATGGACATGAAAAACTAGGAATACATTCATTGTCTGGACTGAACACACGCGAAGAGAAAGTACGTGAACTTGAAGCGTATTTTGGCGTTTCCTTTTTAGACAAGAAAGCTTAACTATAGTATGCAACCACACTGTATCTACATTAACCTAGATCGTCGTCAGGATCGACGTGCAGAAATTGAATCTGAACTGGCACGAATGAATTTGACCGCTGAACGATTTCCTGCGATTCAACGTACTCCAGGTGGACTTGGATGTACCTATTCGCATCTCGAAGTGATAAAACTAGCACGGGCTCGTGGTTACGAATCTGTGCTGGTGTTTGAAGACGATTTTGCATTCTGCGTAGAACCTGAAGAGTTTCATTCTGCAATGAAGTCAATCCCTTCTTCGTTTGACGTGATTCTCCTTTCATACAATCTGATTCGCGGTTGTCCTACAAATCTACCGAACTTAGGACGAGTGTTTGAAGCACAAGCTGCGAGTGCATACATCGTTCATTCAAGGTATTATACAACACTCATTGATCGATGGGAACAAGGTGTTGCGCTTTATGAAGCTAATCCTCATCAACATTGGTTATACATTAACGATCAGTATTGGAAACCTCTTCAACTAAAGCATACATGGTATTACTTTGCACGTCCACTTGGAAAGCAACGTCCGAGTTGGAGCGATCTTGGACAGAAGTATATGGATACATATCGGTAATTTGAAGAGATCCATTTAGACCATGTGCGTCTAGGAACTGATTTCGCTACGAACTTATCAGACCATTCGTCAATGGTCAGTCTGTTTCCCATACCACGATTACATTCACCGCAAATAGGCATTAGATTATCAGATGTAGTCATACCACCTTTGGACTCAGGTATGATATGACCACATTCATGTGAAAACACAGTGATCTTGCTTGTACACCATTTGACAGGACATTTGACGGAGAACGTTTCGCCATTGACTTTCAACCACGTTTCAACACGTAGATGTTGAGGAATCTTCTTTTTTTTGTATTTTTCCATTAAACTACTTCTACCTCACGGCTGTATATGCATTTACTCGAAAGGGAGTTGCCATTCCTGAAGCTTGTTCAACAACCGATGAATAGGGCATATGATTCGTCCTCTGGTCGTAGGAAGAATGTTCCGTTTCTTCTGTTCGCTCGATCTGTTTTGTATCGATCATCTTCGGAGGTAAGTGTTTGTGCGCTGTCAACACATTCAACACGAACCAAAGCACGGCAATTCCCATCAATAAAGCGACGATATGAATCATTGTTTTACTCGGCGAAGAGAAAACGAACTCTTCCTATCCTAGTAGAAAAGGGAGTATAATGGAAGAAGATCGAGCCCTTTCAACTCTACGTATCCTGTATGAACGTCGCAAGCTTCCGACGGAGACAAAAGCTCTGTCGTCGACTGGACTCAAGGATGTAAGTGCCTATACACTCGGCGATGTTCTTGTCATCTTCAGTCAGAAGGACAAGATGCTTGAACGTGATATGAATACCTATCTTGCCTACGCAGTTGAGAATCAGTACACAAATGGAATGATCGTAGTCTCTAGATCAAAACCCTCTGCGAATCTTATCAATCTCATTCGAACTACATTCATTAAAGAGCGACTTCAGTTCTTCCATCTACGTGAGCTTCAGATGGACATTACTACACATCGAATGTCAGTGCCACACCGTATTCTATCCGATGAAGAAGCGAAGGAGATTCTCGATAAGAACCGAATTGTAAAACCCGAAGATCAAATGCCGTGGATTGATTCACAAGACATTCAAGCTCGGTTCATCGGTGCAGTTCCAGGAAACATTATTGAAATCACTCGTCACAGTGATACAGTTGGAAAGAGTTTATACTATCGCTACTGTGTGGCTGACGTAAATGTTGCCTAGTCACAATGAATGATCCAACAGCTCGGGCAAATATGGCGGAGTTAGAAGCCACCTACCAACATCATAAACGTATCTACGATGCGTTAGTTGAACAAACGCTTCAAACCAATGATCTAACTAAAATCGATCAAGTCTTAACCGCAACTCGAAAGATGAGTGAATCTCTCTCAGACATGTTAGCTCAATCTGCTCAATCGGGTACTACGGTTCAACAAGAAGAACTGATTCGTCGAATCATGGAGATTCAGAGGGATTACAATGGACTCTTAGTCAGTACTGACAAGCTTGAAACGTTACGACGCATTCATCAATTCATGGACGGACAAAATGAATCAGGTCTACGCATGTTTGGAACCTTTTTCATTGTTGCATCGTTAGGACTTCTCGTTATGATGATGAGAACGACTGGAGGGCAATCGCAACTCCTATAAGTAATCCAAGTACCACGACTCGTACAATCAACGCTGTATAATCGATCTGAGGAGGTATTTCTTTAGTGGAAGCGACTAACTGATCTGCAATTGCCGGACCCTCGTTCTGCAATTGCTGAGATTTCTTATGAAGGGTATCGAGTTCAGGATTCGCATCCTGATATTCATCTAAAAACGTCTGAATGTAAAATTGATTTCGATTGATTTGTTGTTTCATCGAATCCTGGTAATTGTTGATTGCAGTTTGAACTTGTAAGAGCGATGTTTGATCTCCTGTTGTTTTAGACGCCATGAAGGCTTTCTTATAGGCTTCCATCAAGGTTTCATAGTCTTTCGATATAAACTTCGAGAATTCAGCGTTAGAATCGACTCGAGGACTTTGAGCTACAAAGCGTTCATGCTGTCGAACATGAATCGTTGCGATCAAGATCAACGTAAACAAAAGGGCAGTGAGATACCCGACCATTATCTTGTTGATGAGTAATAAAATGCCAGTCGCACAATCCTTCTTTGAACCTGGAGCAACTCAACGTCATTTACGCGGTGTAGATGCATCGGAATACACACGGTTTGTTCGCATGGCAGCTACTGTAGCTCCCTACATTAATACTACCACTCCCATTGGAACACCGAATGCTCTTGGATGGAGAAATCAACAAGCGAACATGGATGCTCGTGTTGTGAGTACTCTTTTTTCTGGGCTAAGACCGTTTGTTGCGAATAAGTAATGAGTTGTCCATCAGGATTTGAAGTTGCACTCCCTACAACCTGTCGAATCATATGCCCTTCTGAGTTCAAATACATTCACGATGGTGGAACCGATCGATGTGTATCGAAGAAAGATCCTCGATACAGTCTTAAATTAAAGCCTGTTCCACAAGGATCCCCTCCGTCTGCCTTTTCAACGGAACAGGGTCGATTTCTCAGAGAGTTTATCAAGTTAACAAAACGACCTGAAATCGGTGCACATGATCCAGTCTCGAAAGTCTATAGCGAAGCCATTGATACGCTCAAGCCCTTTCGTTCTCCGACACAACCGTCAGTAGACATTGAAACTGCACGATTGGATATTCGAAAGATATCTGAAGGTCATCTACGAGCCTTACAAGTCTGTTTGTTTTTCGTGATTCTCGCATTGTTAGAGTACTTTGTTCTTCCATCATCGATCGTTCATGGATCTGCATTTCTGACTTTATGTATTGGGTTTTCCTTAGCAATCTATCTTTCCAGTAAATAATGGGTAATCAACTGTTCAAATGTCCAGTCGAGGCAGTGTACGGAGCAGCGCCTCTGTCCTGTGTAATGTCCTGTCCAAATACGTACGAACTTAAGATGGTCGAAGGTGCTCAACGGTGTGTGAACATTGTGGATCCGAATGTATCCATTCATTTGATCGCGCAACCTGCAGTCGGTCGAAAATTGGACGACCCTCCGATGTTCAATATCGAAAGTTTAAAACAGAGCGATACAGATGCATATACACGGTATTCCGTTGAACTCGATCGATTCAAACGAGAACTTGAAAAGGCTGACTTGAAAGTGAAACATAAAGCGAAAGTCGACGCAGCAGCGAGGAACGTTCTTGCAGCCAGTGGAAATGATTCAGCTGCAAATGCAGAGTACGCATCGCTGACAAACGATCCAGATGCATTGAAGAGAATGTACGATACACAAATCGAAAAAGACACGAGTCGATTTATGAACGAGTATCAGTTCTTACATACTCAATCGATGCAGCAGCAACAGTCGATGGATCTAATCAATAGTGTGAAGGATAACTTGTTGACCGTCAAAGATGATATTGAATACTCAGTTGAAATCTTCGGTAAACAAGTCAATGATATTCGCAATCAGATCAATATCAATCGAAAGATCCGTCAACAAGCGATTGATTACGGAACGTGGTTGAATATCGGATTGAATGTATTGATCGTCTTTGCATTGATTTACTTACTGTTTGTAGTTGGAAAGAAGTGGGTGGGTCGATCTAGACTTACATCAACACCAACGCCTACACCTACACCAACACCAACACCTCCGTCTGCAAACACAAATGACTTTTTTAATGCGTTTACTAAATATCTATCTGCGTCAGCACCTGCTGGCGAAAAGAAATGAAATGGGTAATGGAGATCACCGACTCACGTACGGTCGCTGAATTTCAAAAAACAACCTTTTGTGGACATCCACGTGCACATGTTCGAAAAGTACTCATTCAAACGATCCAATTAGGTCATGCAGATTATGCATGTTACTGGACGCTTGAGTTACTCTGTTCAGGACTTGTACATAGTCTATGGGGAGCCTTCTTTGAAGCGGCTGCTCTTCATATTAATCGCGCTCAACCGAATGTCTTTCTCTATTTAGCGAAAGCTTATGAAACCTATGCACCGATTGAAGCTAGTTACGATGTTCACACCATGACTCGTATTCGAAATCATCCAGACATTCGAAAGATGGTCTGTGAAGTAGCTGCAACGTTAGCGTTGTGTCGAAAGAATAAACTGATGACACTTCCAACACTGAAACCTTCGCATGCTTTTGATCCAGTCACTATTCAAGAAAGTTTGAAATCTCCTTCGCGATTGTATGGAACTCAAGTCTTGAAACCGAACGATCCAATGCCTGTAGCCATTCCAATCAATGAGTTTTGTTATTGTATTCGCTCAGACGTTCGAGATTTGACACGTGCCTTTTACTGGATGTCATGGGTGTTCACGTTTTGTCGCGAACATAAGAAGCAAACTAAAACTAACCTTCTCTTCGCTTCACGAGGTGATGAATATGTTTCAGGAAGTGACAGTACGCATCCAGTCTGGATCTTCTGGGATGCAGTGCGAAAGAACAGTCCACCTACAGTTCGAGAATACACTGATATTTTGTACCGTATTCATTCATTGCGATGGACTCCATCGGATAAGAGCAAGCGAGTCTTATTGCTCGCAGCAGTTACATTGTTATGCGAAGGATCTCTTGATACAACACCTTGTACACCTACGCTTCAGGTTTCAAACGTCTTGAACGGAATGCCTGGATGGATTGATGCAATCGTGAAGATGCAACGGAGTTTTGCATCCTAAAACGAATCTATGCAGTATGAAACTAAAGGAGACTACTCAAAATGTTTAAACCATGCTTTTC